TTACTAACACTGCAAAATTGCAGAAGCTTCGCTTGAAACCTTTGCTTGTATTCTTTCTATAATTGTTTTACGCTTTTAGTATGAAACTTGATTGGGAACTTATAAGAGAAATCCTTCTCAAACTTGAGGAGCTCCCAGAACAAGAAGGACAGCTAATGCCACAAATCTTTCAGCCTGTATATGATTGGGAAAAAGTTTCATATCATATCAAACTTCTTTTGCAAGCTGGCTTAATAGAGGCAGGTACTATAAAAGCTCTTGGTGTACCCACTATCTACTACGCTAAATCTCTAACTTGGGATGGACATGAGTTTTTGAACAGCATACGTAATCCTTCCATTTGGAATAAAGTAAAAGAAAGAGCAAGGGAAGTTGGAATAAGCCTAACGCTTGATATTGCAAAAGAACTGTCCAAAGCTGTTATCCATAGTCTCATCCATTGAAACCTTTGCTGGTAATGTTTGATAAATTGACTCATACTCAACAGTATGAAGTATGCCAGCTTTGGGAGTATTGTTTTTCAAGTATATTCCTACAAAGAACACACAGAAACAAATGAATATGCCGTTGCAAAACTGCAGACAGTCATAGCCCCGTCAAGTCTTCAATACTTAGGCAACGAATTACAATCACTTGAGCTTACTATTGGCTTTCATAATGCATATTGCGATCCATTAGAGGAATATCAAAACTTAAAAGACCTTGCCAAACAAGGAACACCACAAAAGCTTATTATTGCTGAAAAAGTGTTTGGTGAGTATGTGATTGAAAGCATAGAGGCACAGTATCAAAAAATAGATGCGTTTGGAAATCCTGTTGATATTGCGCTTCATGTTAAATTCACACAATACATACCAAAAACGTTGCAAAAGAAAAAGATAAAAACTACTAAACAACCTAAAGCAGTAAAGAAGACGGGGTAAAAGATGGACTACATACAATATATTGTCAAACAAGGCGATAGATGGGACACGATAGCATATGAGATGTATGGTGATCCGTATTTGTATGAGCCAATTCTAAACGCCAATCAGCAATATTTATCGCTTGCATATCCACCAACGGGTGCAATTTTGCAGATTCCAGTCTTAGAAGTATCTACAATGCCAAATCAAACTCTGGTACAAGCACCATGGCAAACAGATTAGAGCTCTATATTCCATATCTATACGTTGAAATAGACAACATAGATGTCTCTGCTTATATAACACCTTATCTCACACGCTTTCATGTCACAGACAACGATGGACTGAAAAAATCAGAAAGTGATGATCTACAGATTGAAGTAGAAGATAGCGAGCATTTTTTTAGAGACAATCCACCAGCACGAGGCTCAAGTTTGAAAGTTATCTTTGGCTATGAGGAAATAGTAAAGCAAGGGCAATTTTTCATAGACAGCTACAGCTATCATTATTCAAGGTCTGGTGCAACATTCACTATCAAAGCTCTTGCAAAAGATGTGAAATCGGCTTTTAGAACGTTAAAGACAACAGGCTTTGAAAATATGACACTAAAATCAATAGCTCAAGAAATAGCAAATAGAAATCACTATCAGCTATTTTTTGACGGTGATGATGTGTATTTTCAACGAGTAGATCAGTACAAACAAAGAGATTTGGAGTTCTTACAGAAGCTTTGCAAACTTTATGGATATATCTGCAAAATTGCAGATCAGAAAATTATCATTAGAGAGCTACAGAAGACCCTCAACGATGCCAAAGTCTTCACTATCACACCAGACATCACCATAGACTTTGAAATAGATGTATCAAGCTTGTATGATTCAGAAGTAAGTATTCAGTATTTAGCTCCAAGCAAAAAAGCTGTGATAGGAGATAAGAAAAAGACAGACGTCAAAGCGAGCGGTGATACTCAAGAAATCAGAACACGAATAGAAACAAAACAACAAGCTGACAAGGTGGCACAAGCACAAAAAACGCTCAACGATATGAACCAAATAAAAGGAAGGATAACTACGATAGGACTTCCACAAGTGTATGCTTCGTGTCAAATAGAATTGCAAGGCTTTGGTGCAAATTTTGATGGGCTCTATTACTGCTCTTCTATTACACATGAGATAAGCCGTTCTGGATATACAACAGATATAGAGTTTACGAAAAATCCAAAACAAGGAGGATAAAAGAAATGATTAGGCGAGGCATAGTAGTAGCTGTAGATGAGCAAACAGCAAGGGTAAGAGTTCAGATGCCAGATCTGGACGGCATAGTCTCAAATTGGCTTCCAGTGGTGCATCATAAAACACAGCAAGACAAAGCGTATTGGCTTCCTGACATAGGCGAATATGTGGTTGTAGCGTTTGATGAAGAAGGTAAACATTCAGATGGGTATGTGCTTGGTGCTATATACAACGATCAAGACACTGTGCCTGTTGCAAATGTAAATCAGTTTTATATCAAGTTTTCAGACGGAACTACGATTGCTTACGATAGAGGAGCACATGCGTTAACTGTGAATTGTGTTGGGAGCATAACGATCAACACGAGCAACAATATCACAATAACAGCAGCAAATATAGATATATCAGCGAGCGGGAATGTAGTTATACAGGGTGCAACAATCAGCCTCAATTAGGAGGGTATTATGCCTGGCATCGTAAGAGTAGGAGATTTATCAACCGCTCATGGGTGCTTCCCAGAGCGACCAGCCATTCAAGGTTCTACAAATGTATTTGTAAACGGCAAAGGCGTTGTGAGATTAGGGGATTTGTGGGCTACTCATTGCTGCACTACTGATCCGAGTCAATGCCACGATGGTGTATCAGCAGGAGCTTCTTCAACAGTATTTGTAAATGGTCAGCCAGTGGTCAGAGTAGGAGATCCTATCTCTTGTGGCTCAGTAGCAATGCAAGGAAGTGGCAATGTAATGAGCGGTTGAAACCTTTGCTGGTAATATTACACACGCCTCAATATTCTAATCGTATGAACGCAAAAGCAAAAGGAAGCCGTGTAGAACGAGAGATAAGAAGGATATTTGAAACAAAAGGCTTTAAGGTTGTTAGATCTGCTGGTTCTCTTGGTTCTGCAGATTTGCATGTTGAAGGGATTGGATATATACAAGTAAAAGCAAGAAAAGAGATGGCAATTTATAACTGGCTTGAAGGTAATGATGCAGTAGTGATTAAAGCAGATAGACAAGAACCGCTGATTGTAATTCCGCTTGAGAGGTTTCTAGAATGGAAGTAGCGCTCTTAGCTTTGCAACAGGCAATAACGCATCAGGCGGCTATATTTGTAGCTGTTATTGTTTTAGTTGTTTTTACAAAACAGCAACAAGAAAAAATTAATAAACTTACTGAATTCATTGAAGATAGAAATCAAAACATTGAAGCAAAAATAGAAGAAATACAACAACAGCTAAAAGATTTCATCACAAAAGAAGAGCACTATAGAGATGTCTCAGGCTGGAGAGGGGAACTGCAAAAGCTTGATGCAAAGCTTGACAGGTTCATTGAAAAGTTTATTGAAACGAGGAGAAATACATGAGTACGAAAGCTTTAAGAGGGGAGATTTTAGATTTTCTACACAGGATATCGCCAAGAGTTATTGATGAGCTTGAGATAATAGGCGTATTCTATCAATATCACAAAGACAACGAAATTAGAAATGCGTTGCTGTATTTAGTGGACAGAGGATATATCAAAGTTATAGAAGAACCACACCCTTACAAAGCCAGAGGGAAAATACACTTGTATCAAATCACAGCAGATGGTATTGATGTTTTAGAAATGACTAAACAAGATGACGGCATCATTGTACCAGAGAGGGAATAATGGGAAGAAGAAAAAAAGCACAGCTATATGACATCATACAAAAGATTGTCTATTTGTATGAAAAAGAAAAAAGAGATTTTAAAACAATTGAAAGCCTTCTAAGAAGCGAAGGATACGATATCTCAAGGTCTTCTATTCATAGAGCATATAAGGATTATTCGGAAGCAGCTAAACAATACAACGAGTGGTGGGATAAAATAGAGATACTCGTTCAACAAACACAAAGCAAGCCAACTTCTTTTATGTTGTCTTCTCTTGTTGCAATGTTGACTCAGAAAGTCTTAGAGTTTACAAAAGACATAGACAGCTTTGATTTTGAAGAGCCAGAGCAATTGATAGCCGCAGTGCATAAACTTTCACAAATGAGTCAATCTCTTGAAAAACATATCAATGAAAAATTACAGAAAGCGGCTGAGAAAATTGAGGAAGAAGGAAAGAGAAGAAACATTGATCCTGACTTCCTCAAGCTCATAAAAGAGGAAATCTATGGAGTTTGATAAACTCCTTCTACCTTATCAGCAATACGCTTTGGCTCAAATGTTTGAAAAGAAATATTCAATCATCATGTGGAGTAGGCAAACGGGTAAATCGTTTGTAGTTTCTTTGTTTGCAGTCTTAAGAGCAATTGAAAAAAAGAATCATTTAGTAATTATTTTATCTCCAACCGAGCGCCAATCAAAGGAATTAATGGAAAAAGTAAAAAAGCATGTTGAATTTTTGAAAGAAATTGGAAAGTTTCAAGGTGAGATTAGTTTTTTTGAAGATACAACAACAAATATTCTTGAAGTGAAATTCCCAAACAAAAGCAGAATTATAGGGCTGCCAGCGAACCCTGATGGTGTGCGTGGTCTTACTGGAGACGTCATTTTAGAGGAAGCAGCATTTTTCAAAGATGGCTATAAAGTTTATCAAGCTATCTTCCCATCTATTACACGAAACAAAGATTTAAAACTTGTTGTAATATCAACGCCAAGAGCCAAAAGTGATATATTTGGGCATCTTTGGCAAATGTCGGAGAATAACGATTTATGGTTTAGGCAAAGGCTTACTATTTTTGATGCGATAGAACAGGGTTTGAATATAGATATTGAAGAATTGCAAAAAGGCGTGCCTAATCAAGATATCTGGATGCAAGAATATATGTGCGAGTTCATGGACGAAGAAAGCGTGTTGCTTCCTTATGAAATTTTGCATTCTTGCACTGTGGAAGACATAGAAGCAGATGTAAAAGAGCTTACAGGAGATGTTTATCTTGGCGTTGATATTGCAAGAAGGCATGATTTGACAGTTATATCTATTCTTGAAAAAATAGCAGGAAGGTATTATCTCAGAAAGCAAGAGATACTTAGAAAACTGCCATTTTCAGAGCAATTTAAAATCATTGATTATCTTTGCCATTTTGCTCGCAAAATTGCAATAGATGAAACAGGCATAGGTATGCAAATATCAGAAGAGCTTGTCAAAAAATGGGGAGACATAAAAGTAATACCTGTCTACTTCACAAACAAAATGAAAGATGAGCTTGCAAGCAGGATAAAGGCAGTTTTCCAAGACAAGATGATATCCATTCCATCCGACAAAGACCTCATAGAAGATCTTCATTCTGTTAAAAAGGCACTGACAAAAGCTGGGAATGTGAGATATGAAGGAGAGACTGAAGACTCGCACGCAGACCGTTTTTGGAGTTTGGCTTTAGCACTTCATGCAGCAAGTCAAGAGGATATAAAAGAAATAACACCTATCTACTTTGCAAGCCAACTTAAGAAGGAGTTCAAGTATGGATATAAAGCAATTCATTAAGAAGTTTTTCGGTGGGTCTGATATACCACCAAACAAAATTCCAACTGAAATACCAAGACATAGGATATCTTCTGAACCTGCAAAAGTTCTTGTTCCTGATACTCTTGATGCGAAGTGGCGGTTTCTCAATCCACGATATCCACGTGAATGGCTACAAATCATAGAAAAAGCAGTGGTGGTAAACCCAATCCTGTCTCAAACACATAACTTGCTGATCGCACTTGGCAATTCAGGACATACTGTGAGTGTTCAAGGTGTAGATGCAGAAAAAGCTCAAGAGGATCTCAAAGAGCTTGCGTTTTTTCTAAACACAGATCACTTAGTAAACGAGCTCATTGCACAAATAAATATAGCAGGTGCAATATCGGCTGAAATTGTTGTAGACCCAAACCTAAAAGGCGTTGAGAAGATTGCACTTGTGCCAGCATGGTCTATATGGTTTGATTACAATTTTAAAACTGATGAGTATGAGCCATATCAATGGCTTGGCATATTAGACCCAGTAAAACTCAATACATTCACCTACAAATACATACCGCTTTTAACGTTTGATAGTTCTCCATATGGCATACCCCCATTTTTAGGAGCTCTATCTACTCTTGATATTACAGAAGAGCTATTGACAGAATTAAGAGGACTTGCAAAGAAAATGGGATTACTTGGCTTTCTTGATGTACAGTTTCCAAACTTGCCAAAAGCTCCAAACGAGACTGAAGTAGAATATGCAAACAGACAAAAACAGTTCTTAGAAAATGTTGCACAAGACATCGCAAACAATATGAGTCAAGGAATTTTTCTACACTTTGAAGGCACACAAGCTGAGTTCAAAGAACTAACGAGTGGTGGTGCTGGAGCTGGTACTGGACTTACAGAGATATTGTCTATCGTAGAGCGATGGACAATAGAGGGAGCAAAGGCACAGCCAGCGGTGCTTGGCTTTGCAACTGGATATACAGAGACTTGGAGCACTGTTGCACTTCATATCTTTGTAAATCAAATACAAGCAACGCAAAATATTGTGAAACGCTTCTTAGAGTACACGTACAAACTGCATTTGCTCTTACGAGGCTACAATATCACTGATGTAGATATCACATTCAAGCCTTTACCAAACTTCCAGCCACAGACATCAGCACAAGCAAG